GACCGGCGCACGACTCGCCAAAGGCAGTTCCGGGAACGTCCTGACGATGGCCGACGGCAATGATATTGGGTGGGCAGCAGCGTCTGGTGGAGGCAAGATTCTTCAAGTGGTCTATGGAGTAGATACGTCGGCGGCGTCGTCAAGTTCCAGCACGATGGCTGACACGGGACTCACCGCGTCGATCACCCCCGCAGACGACGATAACAAAATCTTGGTGCTGGTATCACACAACGGGGTGGGCAAAGTAACAAGCAACACTCGCGTCCATACGCAGTTGCTCCGCGATTCGACGACGATTGCGGTGGAAAATTCTCAAGCCTACACAGCGGATACTGGCACGATTTACACAGGCAGTTCGAGTTGGTCGGTGCTTGATGATCCCCAAACAGCCAGCGAAATCGTCTATAAAACCCAATTTATGAGTCAAGCAGACGCAGGTACTGTATATGTAGGTCTAAATTCCAGCACGTCAACGATGGTCCTTCTAGAAGTGGATGTCTAATATGAGTCATCATTTATCAGAAATCATACGGTGGAAAGAACCGACAGCGCGGGTGGTGATTCGCGGCTCCGGAGACGACGCGAAGATTATTTGGTGGGAAGGCCCCGGACGACAGCCATCGGCCAGTACATTGGCGAAATGGGTCACGGAGTATCACGCGCAGGGTATCGCACAGGAACAGGCGGCGGATGACCAAATCAATAAGAATGTCGCGGTTCGGGCGCTTATCGCGGAAATCGCCTCTCAGCTTGGTCTGACCGAAGAAGAGTTTGGCGGAGCCGTGAAAGACCGGGTGAAGTCGATCCTGCAAGGTGGATCATGAGTCTGGCTGCGCCGATTGCCGATGATATTTTTGATGCCGATGGCGACGTCCTGCTCTTTGACGTCCGAGGCTTAGGGGCGGTGGGATTTCAACTGTCTGGTACATTTACACTGACAGTACAATTTGAAGCCACTGTGGATGGAGAAACCTTCGTGGGGTTGAACATGCTCCCATCCAATAGTGCGACGGCAGTCTCTTCCACTACTGCGGCGGGTGCGTGGAGAGCCAATGTTGCGGGGTATCGCTATGTTCGGGCGAGAGTGAGCGCCTTTACGTCAGGGAGTGCGAACGCGACATTTCTCGCGGCGAGTACCGGAGGCGCACACTAATGCAAGAGACGATACTGACTCCATCCGTGGAGAAGGATTTTAAGAAATGGTTCAAAAAGATAGCGAATGAGACTGGCATTAACGATAATCCAGACGATCCGCTTCACCACTATGATTATCGGGCTGCATTTTTGGCAGGAGTAAAACCAGACCCCGAACAGGGACACCATTGGCCGTCAGAGTACAAGCGCTATACACACCCGACGCTGATTCCTGATGTAACCTTACCAAGTGGTAAGCGCGGTCTGCCATTTTACTCGCCCACTGGCCAGTCACTCGCTGAACTGATGGATATACGTGGAAATATAGGGTCGCAGGCGGATTTGGAAGGCGCAAATCCTAATTTACCTTATAGGAAGAGACGCTAATGCCCAGTGCGAACGACTTCGCCACTCGCGCACTCCAGTCTATCGGGGTTGCGGATGCGATTGATACCATCTCCAGTGAGGACGCCGCACTTGCCCTCAACGTCCTCAACGAGTGGATCGACCAGCTAGGAATTCAGCGTAACACCATTTATACGGTAAAGCGCCAGACCCATACGTTAGCGAGTGGGACGTCGAGTTATACGATTGGCAGCGGGGGGACCATTAACGTGGCTCGTCCGATCTGGATCGAGAATGTCGGGTTGATTCTCGATACGGGTGCGAGTACGCCGGTTGAAGTGGAACGCGCACTTTTTACCGATGATGAATATGCACAAATTTCTCAAAAGACCTTGCAGTCGAGCTTAATACAGGGTGTTTGGTATGATTATGATTGGGCAGCAGGACTTGGCAACTTGCATGTTTGGCCGGTACCAAATGTTGCGACGACCCAGCTTGTCCTGTATCTTCCAACACCGCTTACGGAGTTTGCTGATCTCTCAACGGCCTATACGTTTCCGCCGGGATACGAACGGGCCATTCGGAGCAATCTGGCCGTCGAATTGGCTCCCTTTTATGGGATACCTGTCTCGCCGGATCTCCGCCAGCAAGCATTGAGCGCGATGCTACGCGTGAAGCGTGCTAATGTGCGGATGCGCGAGGTGCCGATTGATCCGTCACTGACGCAACGTAGCCGGACGATGACGAATAGCCAGTTTCGAGGAGGGTTGTTCTAATGCCGTCGTATCCCGGCTTCTGTGGTCCATCGTATGAGTCCCAAAGCCCCTTAGCCAGTTCTGAACGATGTATGAATTTGTACCCAGAACGGTTAGAGATGGGTAATCAGCAGCAGGTGGTTCTTTATTCCACACCAGGCCTGAAGGCGTTTTCGGAATCAACATCTGGTCCGTGTCGTGGACTGTTTGCTCAAAACGGACGTTGTTTTGTGGTTATGGCTAATACGTTGTATGAACTCAATTCAGCGGGTACTTTTACGAGTTTGGGCACGGTAGCAGGAGACAGTAATCCAGCGACCTTTGCCACGAATGGTGACGGAGGCGATGAACTTTTTGTTACGTCTGGGGATCAAGGGTATCTCTATAATCTGAGCACGGGGGCCTTTTCGAATCCTGTGAGTGATGTCACGATGGGGGGTATGCTGGATGGCTATTTTGTGGCCCTCGATCAGTCCACTTCGACCTTTAAGATGTCGGATCTCTTGGATGGGACTACCTGGGATAGTACTCAGATTTTGCAACGGAATGCCGCACCAGATACGTGGCAGGCCATGCTTGTCAAGAATCCGATTATTTTGTTGTTTGGCAGCGAAACGACTGAACCTATTTATAATGCGGGAGCTGCGCCATTTCCGTTTGCGCCGGTTCCCAATATGATTATCCCGCATGGGATTGCTGCGCCGTTTTCTGCAAAGGCTATTGGTAATACTGTGCTATGGTTAACTGAAACAAAAGATGGCAATCGACAGGTTGTAGCGATGATGGGGTATAACGCGCAACGTGTCAGCACGTATGCGGTAGAATTTGCTCTTTCACAGTACGATAATGTCGATGATGCGGTCGCGTATACCTATCAGGACCAGGGACATCAGTTTTATACGTTGAATTTTCCGTCGGCCAATGCGACCTGGGTTTTTGACCTGAGCATGGGGATGTGGCATGAACGTGGTAAGTGGAACGCTGATGCAATGGAATATGAAGTCTGGGGACCGGAATATCATGCGTTTGCGTTTGACAAGCATCTGGTGGGTGATCCCTGTAATGGGGTGATTTATCATATGAGTACGGACCTCTTTACTGATGTCGATGGGAAGGGGTTGCGACGACAGCGGATTCCTCCAATTTTACAGAGTGAGCAGCGTCGAGTTTTTCTGGACCGGTTTCAATTGCATTGTGATGTTGGCGTGGGTTTATTAAGTGGACAGGGTGATGATCCGCAGGTGATGCTGCAACTGAGTCGGGATGGGGGCATTACATGGGGGTCAGAACGCTGGCGGAGTGCAGGAAAAATGGGCGAGTATTTACACCGGGCGCAATGGTGGCGTTTGGGCAGTGGTCGGAATTTGTTGCCGTCTGTTACGATGACCGACCCAGTACCCTGGAGAATTCTAGATGCGTATATTAACGTCAAGGGCGGCGCACATTAGTGGCGAAAACCGCACCGATTCCGTCCGATTCTGTGTTGGTCGAAACGCAACTCGATCCACAGTCAGGCCGAGAAGTGCCCACGGGTATCATTTCCACCGCCTGGTACGAGTACTTTCTTCAGGCGCAGGATCGATTGAATGCCGGGGCCGATACGTTGACGACCGTGTTCGATTCGGTCATCAATCAGTCAGCAGCGATTCCGACGACTTCGATTCCACTGACAACGCTTTCGGTGGGACTCTATCGCGTTTCGACATATGCACGGATTACGCAAGCGGCCTCTACATCGAGTTCCCTGACCGTCACCCTGGGGTGGACGGATGGGACGGTGGCCTGCACATCGTCAGGAAGCGCGATGACCGGGAATACGACTTCGACAACACAGAGTCTGAGTGCGATGATACGGAGTGATAGCTCGACACCGTTAACGTATAGTGCGGCGTATGCCAGTTCAGGGGGTACTGCTATGACCTTTCGACTGGATTTAGCCGTGGAACAGATTCCTACATAATAAGGATATTCTTATGGGTAATGGATATACAGGACAGACCTGGTTAGGTGGTGGTGTTAGAAATCCGAATTTTCTATCGACGTCTCCTATCAATAGGGCGGTTCGTGATTTTTCACAGGCTGTTAAGTCTTCACAAGAGGCTGGTAAGCAGAGTCAGCAGACAATTGGAGGAAAAACTACTGAAGAATTGACAGGTGAGTTGTCAACTATTCAGCAGATTATGGCGGAACTTGGGATACCGAAGGGATACTTCGGTACTGATGATTCTGATAAATCTGGTGATGCCACTTCTGATAGATCAGGTAGAGGTGTCTATGAAGCGCAACCTTGGTGGAACACTGCCATTCCCAGTGCCATTTCAGGATTAACAACTTTGAAGGGCGCACAAATGTCATCTGATGCGGCAAACCGTGCGACGGAAGCGCAGGAACGGATGGCAATGCGTGGATTGGCAGCGGAAACGGCCTTAATGGGGCGATATGGGCTACCGTTACAGGGATATCAGGTGGGGGAAGCTCGAAAGGATGACGTTGCCTATAAAGAAGCGCCGCGATGGTTAGCGCAAGGTGCGGGAAAAATTGCTCAGGAGCACTTTTTAGGAAATAAACAGCTTTCCGAGGAAGAGATGGAGGCTTTACGGGTTGCGGAATTACCGGAGCATCTGACCAGTACAGAGCCGGTGGATGTCGGACAAATGATTATGGACGAAGTGAACAAGCTACGGGCCGCAGAACAGGGATCTGGTGGAGGGAGTCCTCAGTGGGGCAAGGGAGATGATCCGTATGGTGAGGCGATGGCCCAGCAGGCGGCTCATTATGAAGATCCGCGTTTTCAAGTCGGAAAAAGTCGATCACCTTTTGAGTGGGGTCGTATTTTGAATACCGCGAAGGATGTAGCAAGTATATATGGTTTGTTCAGCGGGATGGGTCTTGGAGGCGGCGGTGCAACAGCCGCAACATAGCCGGAGGATAGCATGGCCTTAGAAGATATTATTCGACGAACACGTCATCCAGTTACTGCGTTTGCTAATGATCCGATTTCAACGGAAATGGGTGATCATTGGGCTGAAACCGACCTGGAAGACTACTTTGGACAGAAGGGTTTTGGCGGGGACAGTGTATTAGGCGTTTCGGAACGATCTAATCTGGATTATACACCTCAGTGGACCTCTTCGTCTCGTAATTTTGCCGAACCGCTTGATATTGACACGGGATATGATCGAATTGAGCCAAAGTATAGCTCAAAGACGCCAATCAACACCAACACCAACACCAACACCAACACCAACACTAACACCAACACCACCAACACCAACAATAATGGTACTGATCCTGAGTGGTTGTCAGATGCCATTAGTCAGTATCCAGGAAGGTGGAAGCGGCCAGCCGGTGCTGATACTCCGTATCCTGCTGTGCCACGTTATACGGCTCCTGATCGTCCTGATTTACCGGACTTTTCTTACGAAAAATATGAGGGTATTGATCCCTTTCAGGCTCCTAGCCTAGAGGATGCACGCCGTGATCCGGGATTTGAATTTCGGATGCAGGAAGGTCAGCGAGCTTTGGAGTCAAGTGCTGCGGCGAAAGGGATGCTTCGTTCCGGGCAAACCTGGAAAGATTTGCAAAAGTATGGTCAGCAGATGGGCGAGTTAGGCTATCAGAATGTCTATAATCGCCAGCTTGGCGAATGGGATCGGGCAGCGCGTCAGAATTTACTGGATTATCAGCAGGGTTATGGGGTAGCACGCGATATTTCTGATCGAGCACGCCAGAATGTCTTTGATGAATATCGGTTTGAACGGGAAGCGGCGATGGATGAATTTGCTCCGCTAATGACAGCATGGCCCTATCAGTATCAGATGGCAGGACTGGATCGGGATCAGGAATATGATCGATCCTGGGAGGAATATTTACATGAAAAGCAGCGTTTCGAAGAAGCGCGTGATTTGAAAAGCAGTACGTTGGCCGGGTTAATGGGCATGGGGGCAGCATAACCAATGGCTCCTCCACGCTTTTCCAATCGTCCACGCGGGACTGGAATGCCGAGTCCACTTTCCGGTGAAAGTCTGTCTGATGCGTATATGCGTCGGGGGCAAATACAGGCGGCTGGCATTCAGGCGCAACAGCGTCCCTGGGCACAGGCTGTTCAGTCGATTGGTCAGCAGACCGCTGGAACATTAGCGTCAGCCATGAAAGAACGGCATGAACTCCCGGCACGTAATCTGGAGATGATGTCGAATCTAGCCGATTTGGAGTATCGACGGCAACAGACGGCTCAGTTAAACGCTAATAGCAGGATGAAAGGTCTGACCGATACGATAAATATCTTATCAACGATTCAGGGAATGAATGAAACGACGAGAAGGGCAAAACGGGAAGCAAAGCACGATGATATTGACATGATGAACAAACGCACCACATTTTGGGAAAAATTTGGTGCTACGATGCACAACACTCCAGATGTATCAAAAGAAACAATGCATAATGCGCTGCGCCGAGAAGGTATTGATGTAGGCGTGATTAGCGAGGACATGATCGGTGAATATGGTCCAATGCATGATGATAATTTTTATGCGAATCTGAACAATATAGGACAGCCGGTAAAAGAAGCGTTTACCTATGAATTCACGAAAGATGATACAGGAAGGTTGAAGGTAACAAGAGTAGCCAAGCCATTTAAGTTCGGTGACGAGGTTGAGATGGACCAGGAGCCGACGTTATATAGATTGGAATTAAAAGGAGAGTTTGGTGAGCCGGTGCCAGGAACGCAAATTGTGTATCCGAATGGCGAGACAGCTATTATGGATGCAGAGGGATATCAGGTTGAAAATCCTGAACTTTGGAAAGCACGTACAGCGGCAGGCGCGGGAATGCCGGGTGGGCCTCCGGTTCGAATGATGCTCCAGGAATATTATGATACGAGAACTGGACGGAATAAAATGGCTTGGGCGAATCCGTATACGATGGAGCTGTTTGAGTTGAATAGTCCAAATCGACGAATAACGGATGCCGATATTGCGTTAACTACCCAGCAGCAGGAACGCCAAGACCAAATGGAGACCGCTACTTTTGCATTAGCGAATCTGTTTAACGTGGCGATGACCAAGGAACACGCTGAGAGAATGCCGACCCTGACAGATAGCGCAGGTAATCCTATCCTATTTGGTAGTGATGATGCGATATTTACTAGTCCGAAGGCATTCCAGCTTGTCCAAAATCTGTTTGGTTATTTAGGAACTTGGATAGGCACGGCCCCGGTTTATAAGCAGTTTTTTGATTTTCGATTAGGGTTGGGCGGTGAGTTGGCGGTGGCATCGCAGGGATCACGACCGAGTGATGCGGATATTCTAAGAATATGGGGACCGATTATTCCTGATGGATGGGATACCGGGGAGTCAGCATTTCCCAAGATGGTGTTTATGGCTGGCTGGTTGCAATCCCGTGATATTAGACATAAACGGGCGAACGAGGAGGGAAGGGACCCCAATGCATTTGGTGTGGTCCAGTATAGTCAAGAGATGGTGGAGGCCAATAACGGTAAGGGTCGGTTTTTTGGCGATATTAGCGTTCCGAGTATGGAAGATACAGGAGGAAAAAATCCTGACGGATCTCCACTGATGGCCCCTGTCGTTCGGCGTTGGGTGCCTACACAGAAGGATTGTTATGATCCAGCATCTTGTCCAGGTGGGTGGACGTCGCAGGAAAAATGGGATGCAAATGGGTTTGATGATGAAGAGTGGCTTGGGAGTGAAGCCAATAAGTATCAGGCCCCAGAGTTTCCAGTTAATGAAAAAAATCAACGCGTAATAAGTGGGATCGAGGAGATCATGGAACCATTGGAGAATCTTAATTTATCAGGAGGAGTTCTTGGTGGCCCCCCGCAATAGTTTAGCAAATGCCTTTTTAGGGATACAGCCTCAATTTCAGCAGACGGGGGCACAGTCCTTTCTTCAGCGATCACTCGAAGGCGGAACGCCTCTTACTCTAGAAGAAAAACGAGCGCAAGAGATGCGGAATCTTGCGGCCCAGCGCGACCGTCGGACTGAGTTTGCGGGGCAAACAAATGAAGAACGGTTAGCGGCAACAGGAGGGTTGGCGGGGGCGGAGTCGCGTGAGATCGAGCGACAGTATAATCTGGCGCAGGAGAAGACGGCTGATTCCATTGAGGAGTTTGCGCAGGATTTGAATTTAAAGAGGTACAAGAAGGAGCATGCCTTTGATCGACTGTTTAACGAAGATTATCAAATACAGGCGGCCGGACTAAGTGATGCCATCCCTTTTAAGGAGCAGGGCCAGATGGTACTGGATTTTGCGCGTGGGGTTCCTGCGTCAGTGCTTGAGCCAGCGGCTCATTTGCAAACAGCCGGTATACCTAATATTGGTCTTCGTGCAATGAATACTTTGCGTCAAACTGGTGGGCCAGGATTGGGATATAAAGATATAAATCCGTTCAGGGGATCGTTCATGTCAGGAGAATTTGAGCCTGCTTATCCTGATCATGACGTGAACGATGAGGCTCAGTTTCAGTTGCTTGATTGGTCCGACGAACCCTGGTTTAAGGCGTTGGGGCCGGATGAGAAGAGTGCTGCTGGCAATGTGGGTCGAGCTGCCGGTATTATGGCGTCGTTTTTTGTCGGGTCGGGGTTGCTTGGAGCTGCCACGGCTTCAAGAATTTCTGGAACCGGTGCCGTGGCCAGGATAGGGAAACACTTAACCCATACTGGTGTGGAAAGCGGTGTGGATATTGCCAAAGCGTTGGCTTTGGGATTGCCACCGCATGAAGCACAGGGGGTTGGAGCGATACGTGCGTTGATTGGATTGGGGGCACCAGTCGTAACAGCGCCTGTCCAGCTTTTGTCGAAAACGCTACCAAAGGCGGCGTTTAATTGGTTAATGCGTCCTTTGGTAAGAAATATTCAGTCAGAGGCCGATCAATATATCTTGCATTATGGACCCGATGGGAACAAGTCGTTAACGAATGCGGATGTGAAGATTATTGAGGAGTTTAGGGATGGTTTAGCCAATCGGCTTTTTGATGATCCGACGTTGTGGAGATTTACGACGGGGGAGTTACAGAGTTTTTCACAACTGGCAAAAAATATTGTAGAAAAAGAGCTGAATGTCTCGTTAGGGAAGGCGTGGGCGCAATGGCAAGGCGCTGGTAAAGCGTTTCCATGGTTCGATAAGGCTACTGGAGAGACGGGAGAGGCGGTGGCGCAACGGTTGCTTCGGTGGTTGCCTAAAATTCGACAGGCACAGCGTGGAGGTGCAGTTGGCGCGGAGATTCCCACGACTCCATTGGGGCAGCGTGCTGATACTCTTGTGAAAAAATTGTTTAGAACAGAGCCATCAGGGGACCCTATCACACAGCGGATGATTACGAATCCGAATACCAAACAGCTTGAACCTGCTACTCGGATACGACTGAGGACCCCTATAAAGGATGAAAAAGGAAACATAACCGACTATCAGATTACTGAAACTATCGATGATTTCGATGGCATTCATTTGACTGATTTTGTCGATGATGCAGGCAAACTCAAGCCAAAGTATGAGCACGCCCAAGTCAAAGTAAGCGACGATCTGGTTAACCAAAATACCGGAGAAATTTCTCTGGAAGTCCAGTGGAGGCCGCTACACACTGCCAATCGTGTTAATGTTCAAAATGGCGGCGTGCCGATATTTAAGCCAGGGGCCATAGATGAGCTGACGCCAGAGGAAATACGAGAGGTAACAAAGATTTATAATCGCATGATTAGTTATCCAGATCCTGCCGACTTGGCCCTGCCACCAAATGCGATGGATGATTTGAAACATGCGCGAGCCAGCATGGCGGATGCATTGAAACGCTTAGATCCAGAAACGAATGTAAGGGCAGTGCCCCTCCATGCGCCTGAAGCGACTCAGTTCGGGTATCGTGCGAAATTAGAGAAATTGCGAGATTTGCAAATGTTGGATGATTTTATTGCCTCTACTGTTACGCAACCGGCACAAGCAGTTACGAAAACCGCGGGTGTAGTAGCAGCAGGATCAGCGAATACGGCGTTTGGTGCTCGTACCGCAGCGCGTGAAGCGAGTTGGCCTTTCTTAGCTGCTATTATGAAGGGTATTTCTAAACGAAGTATACAGGGCACGCCCATGGGCCGTCCTGAATGGTGGGTTGGGGACAAGGCTGCACAATTTTTCCGTGATTCGAAGAACGTGTTATGGGTTAAGCCCGGTCTAGGTAAGCAATGGACACGATACATGGGGGGAACGACTGATGAGTTTGGTCTTCCCATTGGGGCGGGTCTTCGAGGGTGGGAGACTGCTATAGTTACGGGCAGCGAGGGACGTTCAGATGTATCTTCTGATGCGTCGGGTTCTGAACGACGGGGATTTATCCCCCCAGGAGAATTATAAGTAATGGCCACTGGCACTGTAATGCCCGTCCCCCAGATTCAGTTTCTGGACAACGACGGGAACCCTCTTTCAGGCGGCAAGCTGTATACATATGTCGCCGGATCGACCACCAATCTTGCTACCTATAGCGATTCGGCGCTGTCATCCGCCAACGCCAATCCAGTCGTGCTCGATGCTGGAGGACGGGCGACCGTCTATCTCCAGCCGAAATCCTACAAGTTTAGAGTGGATAATTCGTCGGACGTCACGGTCTATACGCAGGACAATATTCTGGCCTTGCAGGGCGAGGAAGGCGCGTCGCTGGAAATCACCGGGACCGCTGGGGAAGCGCTCTCGGCTAATAACTTTGTCTATCTCAGTGACGGGTCCGGGTCACTGACCGCAGGCCGCTGGTATAAGACGGACTCCGATCTTGACTACGCGAACACCGATGCGGTCTTGGGCGTGGTAGCGGCAGCGATTGACAGTGGCGCGGAAGGACGGATTCGCATTGGCGGCAAGCTGGCCGGGTTCTCTGGCTTGACGACTGGTAAACCGCAATATCTTGGTGCTACGGCTGGCGCACGGACAGAAACGGCACCAAATCAAGAGCGTGTGGTGGGTCGAGCCACCAGCAGTGCGGAGATTCTGCTGGACTTCAGTCCATCACGGGTCGGGCTGGTACAGCCACAGGTCTGTGGAGGACGCTTGACGTTGGAAGATGGCGCACCAATCGCAACTTCGGACCAGACGGGGGCGACGACGATTTACTTCACACCGTATATGGGAAACAAGATTTCCCTGTATAACACCTCGACGGCCCATTGGACGATTCATCAGTTTGCCCAACTGTCCCATAGCCTCAGCGGAGAAACCGCCGATAAGAACTATGATGTGTTTGCCAAAAGCACGAACGGCGTGGTCAGTCTGGAGAGTCTCGTCTGGACCAATGATACCAATCGCGCCACCAATCTGGTGATGCAGGATGGGGTGTATTGCAAGACCGGCGCACTCGACCAGCGATATATCGGGACCTATCGCACCACTTCATCGATAGGCCAATGC